GTGTTCGTTTGTATCGTACGCCACCACAGAAAAAATATCAGGGGCATTCCCCTGTTTTAAAATTATATAATATCTATCAGGTAGAAGCGACGCTTTTTCTAACTTATCTTCGTACTCGTTCATTTTTTAACCATTCAGAAGGTATGCTACCCTCTGCCCATTGAAAGTTGTAACGCGTTGCCCACATAGCGTACGTTGTCTTACTACCTCTGTATATTTTATTTCTACAATTCATAAACAACAGACGTAAATCTATATCAGGATATTGTTTTTTTACAAGCAATAATTTTACCCTGTCTGCTTTATCTAAATGTCCTTTTGCTTCTATGTATATATCCGTAGAAACAATATAAAAATCTGGAGTGTACGTACGCGGATCAGGTATGTACACAAGCTTCTTACTTTCGTATTCAAACTTAACACCCTTCTTAGCAAGGGTCTGTGCTATGTTCAACTCAAACTGAGATCTGTATCCACCGTATTTCTTCACTGCTTTCACCGGAGTAGTTGGATAGATTTTAGTCTCTTTGTAACGTACCCTGCCAGACGCGGGGAAGACTTTTCTATTTGTTGTATCTCTTGCGCTAATTGCTGTATTGGTACGCAAACTAAAACTCCCATTCCTATTGCTGCTGATGCTATCTTTCCAATTTCATTCTCCACACGTCGGATGTCACTTGCTTCCGAAGATACCGTAAGATATCCTTTTTCAGAAAAGTTATCCCTCAACGTTAAAGGAAAACCTTTACCGCTGTTACGTATCTTAACTACTTCTCTGCCACCGCCCGTACGTTTGTCTGATTCCACGTACACGTGACGAAGACTGTCGTTTAATTCTATCAATTGTAAATTGTAAGATGGTACGATGAGGTATGTCATTTACACACTCGTGGTCTTTAAATTAGTGTACCAAACTTTTGGTGGAAACTTTGCGCGTGATGTAACCTTATCGTGTAACACAGCTTTAGGCCAGCAGTGTTGTCTGTAGCCACAAAACCCACATTCTTTTGGCATCAGCTTGTTTCCTGTAGGTATAGTTTCTCCTTTTGTTTTAACCGTCTCATTCTGGGCCGTATAACCGCGTATAAACTTGGAGTCGGGGTTCACAAGGTACTTTACCCTACGCTCTGCATCTTTCAAGTACGCGGGCTTGTCATCGCGCCAAGAGGGTACTTCTACTTGCATCACCTCTCCACTAGATTTGTTTACAACAATCCAACCACCGAAAGGATATCCGGCTGCCTCGCTGTATAGGTAGCCTTGCATTACATATCCAAACGGATCTTCCTCAAGTAGTTTGTCGTACCCGTGTGCGTATTTATTTTTAAACGCCCAATCACTTGCGGACTTTATGTCCCACACTTTTATCTCACCGTTCTCTTCTATTATAACGTCAAGAGTGCCGTGAATAGTGTGTCCTGCTACTTCAAGCGTACACGGTTTTTGGAAATCAATTACGTTTACTCCTGCCTGTCTCATAACCAACATAAGAATAGCTTCTGTGATGTCTCCAAAAAGAAAACGAAGAATAGCATTGTACTCCATGCTTTCTTCTACATTCTCTTTATCAAGCATCTGTTGACACAACGGTCTGCCTAGTCCGGACATACGTATGCGCCATTCGCCATCTTGTCTTCTCATTTGCTTTTCGACAGAAGTACGGCAGTCAACTACGAACTGTTCAATTAAATCGGGGGAGAGCTTTGTCTCCCCCTTTATTGCACGTTCTAAGAAGTCCTGTATGTTAAGCAGCGTCAACATTGAAATCATCCGCAAGGTCTACATCTTCGTCAGACACAGTCCTTTTAAGTGACTCTCTGTTCTCCTTCATAACATATTCGTTGTGAGACTTTACTGTCTCCGCAAACATTCCCATCAACTCTTTATCGTTGGCAGTTATGTCTACATTCTGACCCTCTTTGAGGACAGGCACGTAATAAACTACTGAACCTTTCTTCATTCGATTGGTGGTCAAGTCGAAAGAAGTTCGTTGCATCAGTTTATTATTTCTACGTAGCAAATCAATAGCGTCGGCAACAGGCTTGAAACCTGATCGTTTGAAGTACGCAACGACAGGAACTTTATCCAAAGCAGTTGGATTTTTCTCTGCGTCGTAAAACGTACCAGAAATTTGTCCGTAGATTATTTGATTACACACAACGTTACGTGAGTGTATATACGCGGGGTCATCTTCGGATAAAGCATTTTCTTCATCTCGTGTCAAACGTCCACATTTACTTGTACCCGTGGTATCAGGAAAGTCTCCTTGCAACCCTGTCTTTTGCACAGACTTGGCAGCAAAGGTTTCTTGTTCTTGATCCCAAAGGCTGTATTCGTACGTCCGCAACAACGGGCGTAAAGAAACTTTTGAAGCATACAGAAACTTACCGTCTAAAAATATCTTCCATTCACCTCGCGGCAGTGAAAGCCCATCGTCTGTGTCAGTCTCATAGTTAATGCTTAATCTTGGCAACCCAGTTTTCTTTGGGGCATCGCCTTGACCACTCAGTTCCATAAGTTTTGCGTCGTCGTCGTTTTGAAACGCGGCAACTATGTTATCGATATCGTCCATTACTTGTATTTCAGTTCCGTCCATAACTTTTACTCCTTTTCGTTAAGGCTCGTAGATATACTATACTAGGCAACCACAGATAAGTCAAGCCAGTTCACACCCATCTTTAATTCTATTTCAACAGGCATGTCGTACTCGACATTATATCGTCGTGCCGTCTCACTTGGCAAAGAAAGCATGGCTTCCTTCATCAAATCCACACAGATCTGTTCTTCGTCTGGATGCACGTCGATTACAATTGAATCGTGTACTGTGTTACAAAGCACAGATTTTAAATTATTTTGTTTCATTAAACTATACAACTTAACTAGCGCAATAGGCAGTAGGTCTGCCGTTGCAAAACCTTGAACAGGGTAGTTACATATAGCAGTTCTGTTTGTAGCTGTACCCCATCGTGTCCACTGTGCATCTGGGAAAGCGTACTGTCTACCAGATGGTAAAGTTATTTGTTTTTCTTTTACCGCTTCTTTTTGTAGGCTTTCATGCCATTCCGTTACTCCAGAGTATTTTTCTTTGAACGCACGGTAGTATCGTTGTTGGTCTTCCGTTCCCGTGACACCACCGTACAAAGGCTTGAAAGTGTGAGCTTTGGCCTCTTGTCGCGTACAACCAATGATGTTTGCGGTGTAACTGTGTACATCTAACTTATCGATTACATCCGCGTACGCTTGTCCGTCTTTCGATAAGAAACCCGCTACACGAAACTCTAGTTGCGAGTAATCCCCCTCAAGTATCTTACCGTTCTCAAACCTACTCTCCACCACCTGACGTATAGCGAAGGTATTACCTCGTGGCATATTCTGAAAGTTCGGGTTGCGAGACGAAAGGCGACCCGTCGCTGTAATCGTCTGAACAAATTCTGGGTGTATGAAACCATATTGATCCACATTGTTTTCCATTCCTTCTACAAAGGTACTCAGATAAGTACGCAGGGCGTTGTATCTGACGTACGCCTCTACAAATTCTCTTGCATCTCCTGTCAAATCTTGTCTACGTTCCTCTAGTGTTACTTTGTCTGCTTTAAATCCGGCAGATGCTACATCAGCAACACCACGTGGTATAAGTTTAAATCCGGCAACCTCGCGTGTGCGTTCATACTTGATGCCTTTACCATCACACACTTTACATATTCGACGCATAGAACTTTCTGTCCCGTCCTTCTTTATGTAGGCGTACCTACCTTCACCGTGACAGTTGTGACACTGACTTCCGACAGTTTTGTACACAACGTCTGTCATACCCCGTACACTTCTTGTAAAATCTTTACGAGACATGCGCGAACGCATCTTTGGTTTCTTTGTTGCCCCTCGCATCTCGTGTCCTAGATTGAATACTTGCGACCACAGTGCTTTGTCTTTTACCTTACGAGAGTAAAGGAGCATACTTCTATCGTCAGGACTAGCCAGATTGATTGGAGTATCCCCCATTGCATCACGAGCTAGGGTCACTAATCTTATCTGCAGCTCGTCCATCTCTTTTTGATACTCTTCACGTATCCTATCTAACGTATCAAGATTGATTCGTAACCCGTTGTATTCTATATCAGAAAGTACGCGGGTCATCTCAAGAGATAATTTAAGTGTTGGTACTAATGTGCTACTCACTGAACAACTCCTCGAATGTTGTATCAAATTTTTTAAGTTGTCCTAGTGCAACTTGTTCGGTGGACTCTACGTCTGCTTCTCCGTACTCACGAACTATATCCCACGGTATTTCGTAAAACGTTTTACCGTCGGACAGATAGTCCTTAGTTAGATCTTTCTTCTTCTCTATCGTGCTGTACTTCTTTGCCAAAGCTTCTAGATTTAAAGGCCACCCACGAGACTTCGACAAGACGTACTCTGCGACCATAGTGTCATATATTTGACCATCGTATTTGAATCCACACTCGCGTATCCAACACAGATCAAACTTCAGGTTTTGACCTACAACAACATCTGCCAAATCAAGCGCGTCTTGGAATGTTTTAAAACCATCTTCAGTTGGCTCTTCAGTAGAGTGATAAAAACAAATGTAGTTTGATTGACCGCCTACCCACTTATAGCCTATCGATACTAGCCTGTTACCAAAGTACGGCAGTGGTGTTGTACCCCCAGACTTTTTGGCAACGTGTGTAGTTTCTACGTCAAATACCAGTATTCGCATGTATCTGCTTCTCCTCTATGGTAGACTTTATTTGATGACAGTTCCTACATAGAACTTGGCACTTGCGTATCTCGTCAAATAATTTCTTCAGCGAACCCAACGTTAACCTAGATACAGAGGCTAGTTTAGTTTTCCTGTCTAAATGATCAAAGTCAAGAGCGCACCCTTGTGCGTTGTATCCACACACAGCACACCCTTTCTTTGTCTTGTAGTTATTTAGATGATGTTTACGTCTGTTTCTACGCTTGGCAGCGTACAAAACTTTTCTTTGTTTTTGTTCTGGTGTACGTACGCGCATCAGTAGTATATCCCCGTGTGTATATCTATGTGTGAATTTATCATGCCGTGCCATCCGTTTATTTTATTTTTTGATACGCAGATGTGTCGCATTGTATTTTCTACATCACTTGACCCTGTTTTGCCAATACCTATTATCATGTCAGCCTCTCCCGCTTTACCCGTACGAGAGTTGTCCAACATAGAATAGTCTATGAACTGTCTGTCGTGTCCTTCGTAGTTTGCTTGGCTCACGGCCCAGACAAGACAGCGATTACGCTTTGCTATTTCACGAGCGTACACGTATGTGGCTTTTAATCGTTCGTCTCCTCTTCCGAAGTCCCCGCCTATTTTAAACTTGTCTAGTTGATCACAGAAGATTATGTCAGGTTTGTTTAACTTAACGTAATCATCTAACTCCTCTACAGAAGTACCTACAGAGTCTAGGATATTTAAGTACGGTGCGACTTGATACTTGTAGTCCTCTATGTACTTTTGTGGATTAGACCTCATGTTCTCTTTAGATATTTCAAAGAAGGACTGTATAATTCGTAATTTAATTTTCTTTGCAACTTCTTCGTTGGCCCAGTATGCTACCTTAAAACCCTGTCGTATGTACCCAGCACTTAAAAAGGAACAAAATGTTGTCTTACCCACTTCTGGTCTGGCAAATATAATGCCTAAATTACCTCTGTCCAAACCGTTTACTTGATCGTACAACAGGGGAAAGTCAAAAGGGAAGTCAGGCACTCCGTTATCTTCTTCTAACAGCTCTTCTAAACCTTCTTCTACAACAGAGTACGTTGTTTTATCAGTGATGCGTCCGTCCTCTACGTTGTCTATAAGTCTACGCAACTCACCAAACTCTTCACTTTCTCCTGTGAATATCTCTATTGCTTTCTCTCCAATCTGCCTAGCTTTATCACGTAACCAGAAGTTATGTATGATGTCCATGTGTAAATCTACATTTTCTGGATTACCCGCCTCAAGCTTACGGATTTCATCCACAACTTTTTGTCGTGTGCTATCTGGCATGGCAGGATTTCTATCGTTGAACAAAGCTTCTAGTTCTGAAACAGTCAAACTTTGTTCGTACTTGGTGTGACTGTATACAATCGTGTCGAATATATCTCGTGATTCTCTTGTGAACATTTCACGATTTAGAATGTTCTTAACACGACCAAAAAAGTCTACATCAAGACAAAAACCAAGTATGAGGTTATCGTGTGATATATTTTGTGATGAACTCATCTCGTGTCTTCCTTTCAAGATTTTTTAAATCAGTTGCTAGGATAGCTAACCTAGTAGGAACGTACCCACTTAGTACGCGTACCATTTGTATTGCTTTGTCTGTTGCGTCTTTATCCAACGCGACAAACACTTTCTCATATTTAGTCAGCTCTTGTATGTGACCTTCCAGTAGATTTGTACCAAGCAAAGCTACACCTTTGACCAGATTACTAACACAACAAGCACTAGCACAATCTTCAACAACAAATCCGATCCTACCGTCGCCACAAACAAAAGGCTTTCCGCTACTTCCATATCTATACCACTTCGGTGCGCGATCAGTGAGTGAACGACCAACCGCATCTATTACTTTAGAACCATCCTTAACAAGGAAGACCACTCTGTCCTTTTTAAAATCGTAACGCAAATCAACTTTGCCCGCCAAGTACGCGTAGTGGCAGTTTACCTTACGTGTGTATTGCATAGCCTCAACACTTCTAGACAAACTAACAAACGTGTCAGGTATCTCGAAGTCTGTGCTTGTATTGTTACTTGGACTAACTCTTTTCTTAAAAGCTTGCGGAGCGTGTTCACGAGATAGTTTTACAGAAGTACGTCCACTTACATTGCAGTCAGCGTGAAAACAAAACCAAAGACGTTGTACGCCATCGTCTGTTACACTGAACGTATTTCTTCTGTTACACACGGGGCAGTCGCTTCTGTATCTGCCAAACGGTGCAATCTCAAGTGATTCCACATGGGATGATAACCAATTAGGTGATTTCATCGTTGCTCTCCTAGTCACGTTGTGGTATTGTCATACAGCAAACTAAATATTATGTCAACACTTGACGAAAAATTAAATCTGTGATACAAGCCACGAACTAACCCGCTGGGAATACCCACGAGGAGACAAACATGCCAAGACCAAATAAAATACTAGAACCAACAAAAGTATACAACCTTAACCTAAAAACAGAACACTATGACAAACTATCCTACATAGCTCACAAAGAAAGTAACATACACGGTATACAAGTGTCCGTTGCGGATCTAATGAGAGAGTCAATCGAGGTTTACCTAGATGCCTATGAAGAAAGTGAAGAAACCACTTGACAATATAGTAAATATATGAGATGTATTAATAGACTAATCATGTCGATAAACAAACATGGTAATCTCCTACGTCACAAAGAGGGTAGCATTGTATCAGTGTTGCCCTCTTTTTTTTCTTGACATAATATTTAGTTTGCTGTATGACAAATAAATCAACGCAGTAGTGAGGTAAAAATGCTAACAATATTTGGAATAATAACATTTGTTTTGTTTGCCAACGACGATAACAACTTCAAAGTTATGGACGCTATGGAGCGTAACTATAAAGATGGTTACACTTGGGAGTACGTAGGAAAACAAAAAGTACAGAACTGGGATTATGCTTTGCCGTTAGGTGAGGATGTAATCTTTTTTCATCACGTCAAACGATAAAATCATAACGTAGGAGAAACAACATGATTAAAAGAATACACGTCAATCAGCACATCATTCGCTCGAACAACAAGAAAGATACGCGTGAGCCTGTCATTACAGTAAAGTCAGGTAAACAAAACATCTATTGTGATAGGGTTTTGTTAGATGGTCTTGCTGAAGTAGTATACAGTCCGGATAAGCCACTGTCTTGTGGTGCTAAAGTCTGGATAGAAACCAGTGACACGGTGGAATGTTGGGACAGAGTAAAAGGTGAGGTTATACCTGACGAGTATGGTGATGGAGCAGACTTTACAAATAGGAGAGTGTTACCATGAGCCACCACGGTCACGAGGAATATTTAGAACGCAAGTTCGAGGACATAATGGAACTTAGTGTAGGTGACTTTATCGATTCGTTACCAGAAGAGTTGCAGTCAAAGATGATTGATTTAATACAGGAAGGCATTGGTGATGACTGATATGATGAACTGTAAAAATTGTGGGGTTCTTGGAGAGGATTTCGACTGCCCTGACGTAAAGGCTATTCTATGTGATGACTGCTACACAGTTGAACGTGTGACCCTCATACATGAACAGGGACTAAATGATCTGTTCGAGGTTGATAGTTATTTGTCAAAACTTAGAGAGTAGGAGACTATCGAAGATGCCTAAGTACAAAGCATATATTACAGTAAATTATTTAATACGTGACATTGAGGCAGATGACGAAGTGATTGCTAAACGTAACGCTACCGATGATTACGATTGGGATGACCACGTTTTAGATTGTGCTATCGACGTACATCCTGAAACAAAAACTTCTGAGAAGGATGACACGACAACTGAGTTACAAGTCAGTGACCACGAGAAAGCTATGTTGTTTAGCTTCTACTACACAGAGGCACTAGATGAATTTAGAAAAGAACACCCAGACCCCTTTGATAAAGACGGGAGTCTTATTGAGGAAAACTTTTGGATTGGTGTTCAAGTTGATGAACGCATGTTTGACCTTTGTATCTTTTGGTCTGATTCAAAACCAAATCGTCCTTTGTGTGTTGTTTATGAATGTGACCCGTGTGATGGGG